CGTGAGCGGGCCATACGGCATGCGGATGCCGTTAAAAATCACCAGGTTGGGCTCGGTGTTGCCAATCGTGTTATCCCAGGGTTCTGGCATGTTGTAGAACATGTCAATCTGGTTCCACGCGCAGGTTGTGGTGCCGGCGAATTTTCCGGGGCTGGCACCAGTGCCTGGCTCGGCCTGGGCGGCCAAGACCCGGTTGTAAACTCCGTTTAAGCGGATGCAGAAAGTCTTGTTGTCGGTCTCGGATCCGGCGCCGCCGTAATCGTTGATGGCGAAGGCGCCAGTGAACCAATCGCCCAGGCTCAAGTGCTCGTCTGAATCCTCGATCCAGATGCCCCAGATATAGGCCTCGTAGGTGTTGCCGATCGAGCGCAGCGCGTTCGGCTGCTGGGTGTTGGTGTTGCCCCCGGTGCCGTTGACGAGGCGCACGTGGGTATCGGCGCCGTAGAAGCGGCTGCCGGTGACGAAATTATAGTACGTCGCATAATCCCATTCCGGCGAGCTGCCGCCGCGGTTGCCGGTGATGCGGATTGAGTAGCGACCGACGGCCCGCCCCGACAGGCTGGTGGCGCCAATGAATGTCATGTCGCGGATGACGCTGTAGGCGCAAGAGCCAAGGTGGCAGCGCATGTGGACCGCGCCGGCTTCGCCGTCGGCGTTCGCGGTAGCGAGCGTCCAGTCAATCATGCCGCCAGCCATGATGCCGTCCCGCCAGCCGTCGGCATCGATGCAGTAGCCGGCGCCCACGTATTTCAGGACCGCATTGCGGCTCTCGAAGGCGAGCGTACGTGGCCCCGTCAGCACCAGCGAGCTGGTGATCTTGTAGGTGCCGTTCGGCACCCAGACGCTGCCCGCCGAGAGCGCGGCGGCAAAAGCGGCGGTGTCGTTGGTGGTTCCGTCGCCGACGGCGCCATAGTCCTTGACCGATCGGTGCTCGAACGCCCGCTCGCCCAGGGTCCGCGCCAGGCTGAGACCGGTTGGCGTGACCAGGGCAGCCTGCAGGTGCACGCCCGAAACGAGCGTGTCGAGCTTGGTGATGTCAGCCATCGCTACACCTTTCCGTAGAGGCGCCAGTTGTAGGAGTAATAAGAGCCGCCGAATTTCGGGATCAGGTCGGGGGTGAGCAGGGTGTAGCCGCCGATCATCTCGCGGATGAAAAGCCCCTGCAGGCGCCAGCCGCCGCCGGAAGCGCCGACGAGCTGGCCGGTACCGGCGGAGTCCGCGCCGCCAACCGTGCCTTGGGCCAAGCCGCGGTTACCCACCCAGCCCCCCAAATCGAGATTGGGGCACTGAGCCCGCAGCGTGCCGTCAACCCACATTTCCAGCACGCCGTCGCGGCGGTTGGTGTCCATGCGGGCGTAGATTTCAAGCCGGTGCCAGACGCCGGTGGTGATGCGCTGCTTTGCCGGCGCCGCATAGCCGGGGATGTTGAACAGGTTCGAGAACTTGTCCTGCCGGAAGCGGTCGGCGCCGTTGACGTAGGCGCCGATGACGTGCGGATACCAGTCAAACTCGATACCGCCGGGGTTGCTGGCGCGATAGGTCCAATTGATGCCAAGCTCCGCCCCCCACTGGTCTTCTGGCCATTGCACCGCCCCGGTCCAGGCGCGAGGATAGCTGGGCAGGCCCGGCTTCTGGTGATCTGGATGTCCGCACAACAGGCCGAACAGCGACTTGCCGGACGTGTTGCCGCCGGCGGTGTTCTGCAGATCGAACCCGGCCGGATAGATGAAATCGACGCACAGGCCCATCTCCCGGTAGACCTGGGGCAGGTACTGGGCGCGAAAGTTCAGGATGCCGTAGTCGTTGGCCGCGTAGTTGACGCCGAGGCACGCCTTCCCGTCGTAGGTTTGCGGCGTTACGCGCAGCCGGCAGATCGACGGGCTGAAATCGCAGTGGCCGTATCTGTTGCCAGGATAGGGGTCGAAGAAGTTTTCCAGCGGCCGGACCACGTCCGGGTCCTGCCAGATCAGAGAAAGCCCCTTCGATTGCAGGACCGGGGCATCGGTCGGCTTCGCCGTCGGCGGGATGACGATTTCGGTCCGCTTCCGCCAGACGCCAACCCAATCAATCAGCATCTCGCAGTTGGCCAGCCGCTCCGGCGGGTTGTCGGCGAACGCGCCGACCGGGTGGCCCCAGATGTTGGTTGGGTTGCCGTCCTGGATTTCCGCCGTCAGGCGCAGGTCAAGGCCACCTGGCATCGCCGGCGTCGTCCGCTCCCAGACAAGACCGCCGTTGACGAAGAACCGCTGCCGCTCGGCCGACCACTCCATGCCGACCTGCACCCAGCCGGCCGGGAAGCCATCGCCAGGCTGCAGGTTGCCGTAGCCTGCGGGTGTGCTCGGCTCCTCAGAAACCAGCGGCTCGCGCGAGTGGAAGAGCCCCATGTGGAATTTGTCGTTAAGCGTGTAGCCGCCGGCCGGGTAGTCGGCCGTCTCGTAAGGCACGTGTTCAAGGAGGTCGATCTCCTTATAGAGGTTCCCGTCGCCGCTCATCAGCATCCACCAGGCAGCCCAAGCCGCGAAGGCGCGGAAATTCTCGACATTCAGGCGCGCGGAGACGAACACCGTGCCCTCACCCGGATCGACCGTCCGCGTCGCCAGGCCGCCATCGTTTGGCGCGCGGCCGGTGATGACATAGCCGGTGTAGTTGGTCGTGCCCTCGCGCCAGGCGCGGACGCGCAGGTTGCCGGCGCCGTCGAGCACGGCGCCCTGGGCGCTGATCTGGGCCGAGCGCCAGACGCCGCCATTCGCGAGCGGATCGCCGTCCCGCCACGGTGCGGCCGGCCGGGCGCCGGCGGCGCCGATGAAATCGTCGAAAAACTCAGGGTTCCAATCCGTCGCCGTCGTGCCAGTCGGCCAGAGCACGGCCGCGGTCGAGGGCGGCACAACGGCGGCCTGGCGCGGCAGGGCGGACAGGAACGAGATCATTCAGTCCTCACGCGATCAGAGCGTAGTTGACAGTGCCAGTGGCGAGGCGGCGCGCAACTACCATCACATCTACGCGGCCATTGTTCGGCACCGCGATCGAATTCACCCAGGCTTCCGCGAAATAGCCGGCTGTGCCGCTGTTGGTGATGACCGTCACGGTGCGGGCGGCGCCGGAAAAATTCGAGAGCGTGACCCGCGTTGCCATCGCCTCCAGCACCGCGAGGTCGGCCGAGCCCGGCATCGAGGCGGCAGAAATCGTGGCATCGCCAGCCAGGAGATAGCGCTGCCACGCGGCCACCCGCGCGTTGGGCTCGATGGTGCCGCCGGCCGCGACCGAGACCGTATCGGGAAAGCGGAAGGCGATGTTGGCCGCCTTGACGATGTGATCGGTGAGCGAGTCCGCGTTGGTGGGCGAGGCGACCTTGACGCCCGCCGCCCCTGCCAGCGCGCCCGAGGCGTTGTACTGCAGCGTCCGCTCGGCCCCGGCTGCCGCCGATCCGCCGGGGATCGTGACGTCGAGCGTGGTTCCGTTGAGGCCGGCAGTCACACCGGCGCCGATGAAGTTGACCACCGGCGGCTGGCCGCGGGTGGTGCCCTCGTCGCGGAATTCGAGCGGCTGCACTGCAGCGCCGCTGCGCCAGGCCGTGCCGCCGAAGTACGCGTCCAGCAACGCCACGATCTCCGCTACGGTGAGATCGGCGGTCGCGTTGGCCTCGATGCCGGCGAGCTTGGTGCGCTCGGTATCGGTCAGCCATTTTCGGGTAGCGGTTTCATCGACTTCCGAGGCGGGGATGTTGGTCGAGCTGGCCCGTTTGGAAGCCAGCGCCGCGTTGAGGTCCGTCTGCGCCGCAAGGGTGCCGGTGATCGAGCCCCAGGCCGCCGACGTGCCGGACCCACGGACCACGCTCACCGCCGCGCGCGCCGCCCTCGGTACGCCGGCAATGTCGGCCAGAAGCAGCACCTCGTCTTCGTCGGCCGGCACAACAATTGGGACGCTTTCGATCGAGATGGGGTTGGTCATTCTGAAGTCCTTGCTTGGCTCTACGCCGATGCCGCCAGGCGGCGGAAAACCGCGATGGTGTAGCGCTCCGGCCCCAGATTGGCGGCCCTGCCGAGGCCGTCGTCGGCGCGGGTCGTGCCGCAGCGGTGCTCGATTCTGTATTGCCTCTGGGAGAGCACTGCGATCCGGCCGCTGACCACCGACCAGGTGACCTGCGCCTCCTGCCCCGGGTTGGTGTATTCCGACGTGCCGACGATCGCGACCGCCGCCCCGGTCACGTCGTAAAGCCGCGCTTGGTGGGCGCCGCAGTAGTACCCCGGCGCGCGGATGTCGACCTCATACACACCGGGCTCCAGCGTGATTACGTTGGCGGCAACGGTGGCCAACCCGGCGACGTCCGAGACTTCCGCGATCTGCCGCGTCACCCACGAGCCTGATGTAAACGCGCCGCCGTGGGCGCCCTGGATACGGTCATCAGCCAGGCACACGACCGGCTTTTCGGCCGCGCCGGTGACGAGGTTCTGCACCGCCTGGGCCAGCTGGTTGGTCGCCTCGACCGACGGTGTCACCCCGCCGGCGACAATGCAGTTTCGGATCTCCTCGGTCAGCATGTGCAGCCACCAGGCGGTGATGATCGTGCCCGGCGTGGTGCCGCTGACCTCATCGGTCGGGTAGCCCTGCGGCAGGGAGACTGCCGGCGCGGCCGGCGGCGTCGCCGAGACGCCTGCAGCGCGAATGCGATCGGCCATGGTTGGTAATCCTCCTTTAACCTAGGGCTAAAAAGCCGTTTTCGCCGGCGGTCAGATAGGCATCGCCGAAGGCCAGATAGTTGCCGGGCGGCAGGGCAACCGTGTCCGCCGGCGGCTCGACGTAGCGGAAAAGCACCGTGGTGTGCGCCGGGCGCTGCTGCTTAATCAGGCATTCGAGCGCCTGATGCCGGCCGGGCCAGGCGAACGGGTCGCCGCAGCGGGCATCGCCGCAGCGGGCCTGGCCGCCGCCGCCGCCGGTCTCGACGTCGAGGCGCCAGGTGTGGGTTGCCGCCAGCCCGATCAGCGGGTCGCCGCAGCGGGTAACACCGCAACGGCTGGCGCGGTACTCGAAGACCCGCGCGCTGTATCCGGCCGCAGCAGCCAGGGCCTCGAAATAGGCCGGGGTCGCACCGCCCGAGGCCGTCCAGCGCGTGCGGACTTCCGCCGCCCGCTGCGCTTCTGTCGGCGCCAGTTCCGGCAGGCATGGCGTCGGCAGCCCGAGCGTTGCCTCGTATTCGGGCAGCAGGTCGCGCGCCGCCTGCGGGTAGGCTTCGCCAAACAACCGGTCAATGAACCCGTGCTGATCGGCGAGGCCATCGCCGATCGCCGCCAACAGCTGGGTGAGGACCGCGCCCGGGGCACGGGTCCAGGCCGCACCCAGCGGCAGCAGCGCCTGCAGCGCGCCGGCGTAGGCGGCTGGCCGCTCGGCCGGCACCCACGGGCTGGGGACAGGCGGGACTTCCGGCGTCGGCTGATCGCCGAACCCGGGGAACAGCAGGAGCGCCCCGTCGGTATCGGTCAGGTAGTCGCCTTCCGGCGTGCCGGCGTAGCGCAGCCCGGTGAAGACGACGCTCAAGGCATCACCCCGTAGGCGATGACGCCCAGGCCCGCGATTTCGTCTGCCGCTAGCGTGACGTTGGCCGCGGGGCTGGTCATGACGTAATCGGTAACGCCGGCCGCCGCCGAAAGCGCCGCGCGCAGGCGCGAAATTAGGAGCGGCGCGCCCGGCAGCGTCTCGGCCAGGATGGCCTGGGCAAGCGCCGTTTCGACCGCGGCACGGGTGGCGGCGGTATCGGGCGCGATGGCGAGCGTGAAATCGACCGCCTTCAAAGCCGGCCCTCGCACGAATACATCCGCCGTCACCGGACGCTTGGGCGCGATCGCTGCCGCCACCGGGGCCAGCGCGTCGGCTGTCGGCGCCGCGTTCGGGCTCACGCCATCCATCATCACCAGCACGGTCACGCCGGCGCCACCGCTGCCGCGCACCCAGACGCGGGTGACGTTCGGCACCGCCAGCGCCCAGGCCTCGTAATCGGCCAGCGAACCGCCGGCGGGCGGCGCCTGGATGCGGGCCAGGATGCGGGCGCGATAGGCTTCCGTGCTTTCCGGATCGGAGCCGCCGGTGATGCCCCCGGCGCCCACGGCACACGCTGTATTGACGCCCGAAACGGGCGAGACCAGTTCGAGCGTGGCGGCAGCGGCGAGGTTGCCGGCGACGCCGGCGGTCTCGGCGACCACCGGGACGCTGGCCGCACCAGCAATCAGCGCGATCGGTGCATCGGTCAGGTACTCGACGCCGGCGGCGCTGCGTACCTTCGTTCCGCTTGGGATCACGGCGCCGGAAAGCCCGGAAAAAGTCACCAGTCCTGCCGCGTAGGCTGCCGTGCGCTCAGGCACGCCCCAGACCTGGCCGTGCAGGCGCAAGCCGTCAATGTCCGCGGTGATCGGCAGCATCTGCAGGGCGCGGTTTTCGGCGTAGAGGTGCAGACCGCGCGACGCACCGGCCAGCACGCGAGCCAGCTCGCCCAGCACGCTGCGCCGGGCGCGGGCATCCGCACCGGGAATGCGGGCCTCGATTGCGGCCTGGATGGCCGCGTGCAGATCGCTCAAGCTCGGGAGCTTAGCCGGCACGGATGGCCTCCCACAGATTGGCCCAGCGGTATTCGACCCGCTCGCCCGATGGTTTGGTGACGACCGCGCGCGCGGCGATCCTGTTTTCCAAGGCCTGCGCCTCCGTCTCGACGCTCACCGCGGCGGCGATGCCGTCCTCGTCCAGCCAGGCGAGCGCGTCGGCGATGGCTTTCCGGGCGCGGGCCGCCACTTCGGCCGTGACTTTCTCGCGCACCAGCAGCCAGAGCAGGGAGCCCAAGCGGTCGGGCGCGATCAGCGCATCGCCCCACCAACCGCGCCGCGCGCCGGCCGGGTCCGGCAGCGGGTCATCGGCGGCGGCTCGGGCATCGGTGAACAGCGAGATGATGACGGCCGTTGTCAGCCCGTCATCGGTGACCAGATCCCCGCTTAAGGGATCGATGGCGAGATCGAAGCCCTCGACTGCCGCCGACCACTGCAGCGCAATGTCGGTCATGGCACCTCCGGCGGGGCTGGCGGCAGCTCACTCGCCGTCGTGCCGGTGTAGTGGTACCGCCGCGCGGCGGGCGTGAACGAAAAGCCAACACCCAGCGCATCCCAGGCGACCTGAGCGATACCGTGCAACCGGGCGATGTTGCCGGCGAGCCGGGCCAGGCCGGCCGCGACCATGCCGATCGTGCCGGCCGTGACATCGAACGCCGCCGGTGCCTCGATCGTCACCTGCGGCGCAGCCAGGCGGATCTGCTCTTGGGCGACCAGATCGATCATCCCGCCGGCCTCGATAGCGAGATCATGCGGGGTGGCAATGGCGATGCCGTCGCGCTTGAGATGCACCACCTGGCCCTGATCGTCGTGAATCGCGACCTCGCCGCTTGCCAGGCCCTTCAGCCGGTAGCGGCGGTCGGCCACCGCGATCACAAGCGGATGGTTACGGGCGCCACCGGCGAAGTTGAGGACCGCCTCGGCGCCGGGGTGGGGATGGCTGGCGAATCCGTAATCCTGCACCCGCTCGGCGCCGGCGATCAGCTCGTCGGCCAGCGCCTCGACCTGCAGGCGCTGCAGCGGACCGGCATCATCGACCGGGCCGGTCACGGCGCGCGCCGGGGCTGCCGCGGTCACGGCGCGGCGCTGCCGGGTGCGGGCTCTCGCGGCGGCGTCTACCATGTCACATCATCCGCCCGCTGATCGAGCAGGATATCTAAGGCCTTTTCGCGCTTCTTGCTCCGGCGCTCGGCCGCGGACGCGATCGCGCCCGGCTCGGTGAGGAAGGCGTCGGGCAGCACCAGGTCCAGTTCGGTCACGGTGCCGGCCGCCGACAACGAATAGCGGACGGTCTCGATCAGCCAGTCGCCGTCGCCATCCCAGCGGTTGCGGGTCCGTACCTTGGTATTCGGCGTCCACAGCGCGCCGCCTGAGTCGGTCCAGCCGGCGACCATGGCTTCCGCCGTCACGGCGCGGGCGCGGCGGATGGCTGCCTCCCACTCCGCGCGCG